ATTCTCCCAGTTGCGGCGACGATTCTGCGCGTCCTCGAACTGACGCGCGAGCTTCTTGCCTCGGTCGGTCTGTGCCATCGGCTAGCTCCCGCCGAGCAACGTCGGCCTCTGAACCTGAGGGTCTTCGGCCTCTCCTGCGAGGATGTTCGACTGGTTGTTCTTGCCCGCCCGCCGAGCTCGCAGCATGTCGATGCGGCTCTCCTCGACCTCGGGGTCACCGGGGCCGGGGGGCGCATCGGGCTCAGACGTGAAAGCGCCCGCTGCCGAAGCGGCGCTCAGACCTGCCATAGCGATCATCGCGATAGGAGCCATGTGAGCAGAATGTAGAGGATCAGGTACGGATGGCAAATCACCCGGTGAGCATCGTCTGGTTGTCGCCAGGGCGGCCCGCGCCGGTGGCCACGAGCAGCGGGCTCTTGCCGCCGCGCTTCTTCGCCCCCGCGCGCGAGGCGAGCTGGCGCTGGGCCTCGAGGACTGCTCCGCTCTTCGATGTTCCGTTGGGGCCAAGCATCACAGGCTCTCGTTCCAGACGAAGGGATCGAACTCGGACTCCACTTTAGCATCGAATTTCGTCAGGCTCTCGGGGGGCCGAGCGAAGCGAAGCATCATGATGGCCTTGTAGAGCGAGGAGATCAGGTCGTCGTTGACCTTGACGATCGCCCCCTTCTTGCGGTGGTACGTCCCGATTTCGTTGAAGATCTGGTTGCAGGTGCGGAAGATCTTGAGGCGGCCGGTCTGCATCCGCGACAGCACGGTCTGCACGGCCGCCTCGGTGGAGTAGCCGCCCTCGGGGAAGGTCGAGTGCGTCCGCAGCATGCGGAGCCCCTCCTTGCGGTAGATCTGAGCGATCGGCCCGGACTCGCCCCAGTCGCGGTTGCCATCGTGGGGCCAGGCCACCGGGGTGTCGGTGCCCCACGGGCGCAGCGCCGAGACGTGGATCGCCGGGGTCGGCGTCTTCTCCTTGTACTCGCTGGTCATGAAGATGACGTCGTTATCGCGGTCGTAGGCGACCTTGATCGCGGCGAACGGGTGGTCGCCATAGCCGAAGTCGCATCCGATCAGCGCCGGCCAGTAGCGCGGTACATCGAACGGCTCGACCTCGATCGATGAGAACGGGATCTGGAAGATCAGACCAGAGCCTAACAACGGGATGCCACGCGACCGCGCCTCTCGCTCGTGGGCGGGGTAGCCATCGATGACCATCTGCCGCTCTTCTTCGTCGAAGTGCTCGGCGTCCTCGATGTCCATCATCACCGTCGCGCGCTGCTTCGTGGTCGGCTCTGGGTAGAACATCGACACGACATCGGACATGCCTAACAACGGAGTCATCGTCATGAAGATGATGCCGCCGGTCGCGGTGATACGGGCCAGGATCTCCGTGTACACGTCCTCGGGAGGCTCCTCGTCGCACCAGATGGCATCCCACGTATACCCCTGAAACGACTTCCTTCCCTGGTCGTAGGCCTTGAACTGGCAGGTAGAGACGCCGCCGCTCTTGTGCTTGACCTGTATGATGTCGACGAGGTCCGGGAATCCGCGCGACATCGTAGGCTTCTTGGCTACGCAAGAGCGCGGGATCGTCCCTGTGCCCCATTCGCCGCTCTTGCCTAGCAACAGGCGCTGCGGGTTATCGCGCACCGTCTCGTTGTTCGTATTGGCCGCGCATGCGCTGATGGGTCGAACGAACCTCTTGCCCTCCCACCAGTCCGGGTAGAGCCCCGTCAGATGGAACGACATCTCGTTGGCAGCACCGTATGTCTTGCCGAGTTGGTTGCCGGCGAGCAGGACGCGCTCGCGCTTAGTGAGGCCCAGATCGTGAAACTTCTTCACCTTCGGGTAGGGCTTGTACAGCGCCAGCTTCCGCATCTTGAGCGCCGTCAGCATCCCCGCTGCCTTCCGCAAGTCCAATCCCGAGCCGGGGGGCGTTTGTGCGGATCCACTTTCGGGCTTCGTCATCGGTCATCCCCACCATTCGCAGTCCGACCTCGGAGGCGGCTGCCATCACGAACTCGCGCAGATCGTTGTCGCTCATGCCCTCGATCTTCTCGTCGAGGTTGTCGAGGATCAGCCGGTCGGCGAACATGCCGAGTTCCTTGCCGATCAGCTCGAGGCTCTTGTTGCTGCCGGCGGCGTTGAACTTCAGCTCGCCCGTGGGCTTCCCACTCCGATCGAGGATCTGCTCTTCCTCGCTGCACTTCTCGTGGTTGCGCTTCAGCTCGGTCAGCACGTAGGCGCGATCCACCTCGGCCTGTATCAGCGAGCCCGTCCTCAGGTCGTCCTCGATCTCGGTGATGCGCGCCTTCACCTCGGGCTTGGCCATCAGCTTCTGGGCGGAGGAGGAACGCTGGATCTTGGACTTGACCTCGAACCCGGCTGACTGGTACGCGTCGTGGCGGGTCTTGCCTGTCGCGATGAACTTCGCGAAGGCTTCCCAGCGAGGGTTGGCGAGCTTCGGCATCCGACCACTATACTGCGCCGCAGACGAGGAGCACACATGCCCACGGTCAACGCGAACTTCCGCAAGCGCCAGGAGCTTGCTCGCACCGGGCGGCTGACGCTCACCAACAAGAATGCCCAGGGCCTGTCCGGGGCCGCCGCGAAGGCCCTCGAGACCAGCCCCTACGCGCTCTCCGGCATGAACCGATTCCCCACCGACCGGGCGCGGCGGATCGCCAAGCTCGAGGCCTCGGTCACCCCGGCGCTCGGCTTCTACGGGGCGAAGGGGTTCTCGCAGCAGCCAGCCGGCGCTTCGGAGGCCGCGAGCTCGACCCCCGGCTTCGGCGACCTGCGGGCAAAGACACGCGGCGTCAACCGAGTTCCTGCGCGAGGGGGCCCCGGCTTCCGACGCGACGACCCCACCATGAAGTCGACCCTGCTGACCGGCCGCATCCGGCGGCGCAAGCGATCCGCGGCGGGCACCATGCTCACGGGCAACGACTTCGGCAACCCCTCGGGCCTCCTCGGTTGAGGGGCTCCTCACAGATCGACCCCACTCCTGGCGGACGGGGGCGTAGCGCGGGTCGGGAGGCCACATCCCGGCCTTCCGTGACACAGGAGGCTCGTGAGCGTGGGTATCCCTCCTCACTCTCGCGGCCTTTGTTCGTCAGCCCGACGCGAGCTGGATCTGGTCGGCAGCGTTTCTCATTGATTCGCAGCACGCCAGAACCCCAGTGGGTGGCCTGCGCCGGAGCGGTACACCACCGGCCCGCGGCAACGCGGACGAACCGGGCGGGCCTCATCGTTCCGGGTCTCCGAGGGGGCGGCGTGGCTCCTCGGGGCGTAAGCGCGCCGGGGGGCGCGGCCCGGTCCACACGCCACCACGAAGGTGCGGATTGATGGACGACACCTGCTCGAGCTGTCACTTCTACGATCGGGACGAGGAACTCGAGGCTCACTATGATGGCCCCGTGATTCCGAACGATCCGCAGTGGCGACTGTGCTTCGGTGGGCCCCATATCGCATCGCGGGCCCCGGAGTCGCGCGCCTGCGCGCTCTTCCGCCTCCGAGCCAACCTCCAAGAACGACCGACCACCGAAGGGAACTCATGACCGAGCTCGAGCGACTCCTCGAAAACGTCGGCCACACCAACGGCCGCACCTCACCGATCTACGCCTTCTGCGCCGAGGTGGCCCGGATGCTCTCGGCGGCGCGGGCCCAGTCCCCGACCGCATGGCCGGCCCCCAAGAAGCCCAAGACGGCGAGGGTGCCGGCCACCCGCAAGGCACCGGCGGGCAAGAGCGCCGTCGACGACGCCCTGGCGGACCTGTGAGCCGCGGCGGCCTGGCAGCACTCATCATCGGGGCGGCCGGCGCGACCATCGTGCTAGGACTGACCCTGTTCGACCTCGTCACACCATGAAGGGAGCCACCATGGCAGCCAAGAAGAAGAAGAAGACCACCGGAACGGGCACCATCAACAAGAACGCCCAGTCCCAGCTCGAGAAGCTCGAGGAGGAGCGCAAGCGAGCCAACGAAGCCGCCCGACGCCTCCGGGCGCAGATCAAGCGGTCCTCCGGCGGATCGCGACGCGCATGAAGCGGGACACGGAAAACGTGGAGCACGAGGTGGCCGCCGCGGGGCGACCTGCCGTGCAGTGGATCGAGGGCCAGATCAGGCTCGAGGAGGCCGCCTCCATCACGGCACGCCAGATCTTCTACCAGGCAGCACGCGACATCCACAAGGCCGAGAGCGCACTCGTCCTCCTCAAAAAGGACTTGGCCAAGCTCACGGCGGCGGAACCCACCCCCGTCGGGGACGTCCGATACGAGAACATCCCGCCCCAGTACCAGCCGGCCTACACCGGACTCATGGGAGACGACGACACCTGAAACCCACCAACCCCAAGGCCGGCGGGTAAGACGCTGGGGCCTCGGGATTACCACAACCGCTACCAGGGGAGCTCCACAGCGGAAGGCCCAACCGAAGGTGAGAGAGGCCGGAGCAAAGCCAGAGCAGGCTGGCTACAAGCAACTCACCCATGACACGGACCTGACACTCCGTGGCTCAGCGACCGGCGAGACAGCCGACCACCGCTGCGGTTCCCCAGGCGAGATTCAAGC